CGATCCATGTTCTTTTCACGATCAGCCTTTGCAATCTCAAGTTTTTCTTTTGCATCGTCAAGATCGTGTGCGTCTGCGTCTTGCAAACCTTTCAGTTTACCCTCTAGTTTCTCGCCAGTCTTGATCGCGTTCTTGCGTGAGGTGTTTGCACGGATACGATCATCCGACAGTTCACGCACGCGGGTGCGCACGCCCGCGATCACGTTTGAGCGATCCACGACCTTATCCTCTAACTTCTCTAGTTCCGTGACTGCCTCTTCAAGTTTACTTACCATGCCGGATGCCTTTGACACTTCTTGCTCTCGCTTGTCCTCGGTGATCTCGGAGTGGCACACGGGGCAGTTGTCATGATCCTCAAAAAACGAAAGGTTCTTTTGAAGGCTTGACATTTCGCGTTCAATCTTTTGCTTTGCCTTTTCGTATTTCTTAATCTTTGACTCAACATCCTTTTCATCTGTTATGCTGGCGAGGTGCTTTTCGATCTCTGCGTCGAGTCGCTCGATCTCCTCTGTGTATTGCTCCTGCTCCTCTTTGTTGAGCCTGATGTCCTCTTGGATCGTTTCAATCTGTTGAGTGTTTTTTCGCTGTAGCGATTCGATCAGAGTGATAACACCAGTCGCACGTTCTTTGTTGATTTGCAGTGCCTTGTTGATATCGGTGATCTCACCTTTGACGAGTGAGGTCTTGTCACGAAGCACAATGTTCATGTTTGTGAATACTTGAATGTCAAGAATATCCTCGATGACCGACCTGCGGTCAGCAGCAGAAAGTTGCATGAACGGCACGAATGAGGACGAGCCGAGAATCACAACCTGCGTGAATGACTTGTAGTTCATGCGAAGGACTTGCTCCTCCAACATGCGTTGATAATCTTTTGACTTTGCCGCGATGTCAACCAAGTCATTGTTCTTGAAAACTTCAAACACCTTGGGCTTGAGTCCGCGACGAATCAAATATTCATCTCCACCTGCCTCAAACTCAAGTTCGACAATACACTCTTTTTCGTTGAGTGAGTTTACCAGTTGTGGAATGTTGATCTTACGAAACGGCTTGCCGAACAGAGCAAACGTAATCGAATCGAGCAAGGCAAATGACTTGCCGTGTCCGTTGAAACCACTAATCAATGTTCTTTGGTGTCGGTCGAGTTGGACTTCTGTGTAGTTGTTACCGAACGAACCAAAGTTCTTGAATCGAACCTTGTGAAACTTGATCATATAACCTCACAAATCAAATGACTCAAGGAACAACTCCTTGAATACTTCTTTCAATCGCTTACATTCCTCCGGGTCTTCGGAGAACACATCATCAACATACGAACTAATGAGTGTCATCGTATCGGTGGCAAGTGCGTCCTTGTCTACCTCAACGTTCTCGCTCGTCGGCGTTTCATTCTCAAGAATAGTCACGCTTTCGGCATTGTTTTCATACAGTTTTTCAATCAGCCTATCAAACTTCTTTGCGTTTTTCTTTTCGTGTACGAAGACTTTGACATATCGTCCTTGATACTGTCGGAAATCAATCAGTGCGATATCGATATCATCGTTGTATGGGATGGCATGAAAAAGTTTGTCGGGATTCGGTACAAACTCAATCTCATCTGTCTCCGTATCATAAATGTGAAAACCTTTCTTTTCAAAAAGGTCTGAAAATGTCATTTGATACGCAGTGCCAAAGTAGCACACGTTGTTCTCTTCGTGCTTTTGGTGAAAGTGACCCGACCAAACTTTATCGAACCGTTGTAGCATGTCGGGCTTCATACCGTCCGTGTGCTTCACGCCACGCATGACTTGATAGCCTTCAAGTTCAAAGTGTCCTGCAAGAATGGTCGCGTCTGTTTGGTTGATGAAATCAATCGACTCTTGTTCGTTGCCTTTGTTGATCCACGGAACCATCGCAATCTTTGTGTTATCAAAGGTCAGTTCTACGGGTGTATCGTAAATGTGAAAGTCTGGGTAACGAGAGCCGAACAACTCTTTCGGCGAGTTGACTTCGTTGGTGTTTTTGAAGTAGGTATCGTGGTTGCCGACAATGCAGTGGACTTCCATATCTTGAAGCCGATCCATGAAACGCTCACGAACCTGTGCGAGTGTATTGAAGTTGACAAACTTCCGGCGATCCATAAGGTCGCCCAAGTGCAATACAGTTTTTACACCACGTTCTTCGCAGGCAGGAAAGAATACGTCATCAAAAAACTTGAAGTAGTAGTCTAGAAAAACCTGTCCATCATTTCTTGCCCCGAAGTGTGTGTCACACAAGATGGCTATTTTCAAAAGAGTTCTCCAGTATCCTTCTTCTTACGTCTTGTTTTCTTCTTCTTTGGCTTTACATCAACGATGTCATTTTCTGTTAGTTTAAGATAATCGGCGTATGGATCTTTCGATGACTTTTCGGGATCAAGCATCGATGCCAGTTCGCCCTTTGCGTCAGCGGCTTCCATCAACTTATATTTGATCTTATCTTGATCCTTCTCCTTTTTGATACGTCGAAGAAAGGCAAAGTAAGTAATTTGTGTAAAGTATGCAAACGGGTTCTTTGACTTTTCGGGGTCAAAGTTTGCCGCGTACATTAAACAATTTTCAATCGCATCACCGATCATCTCGTCACGGTAAGGATAGTTGATAAAGTTTGGGCGAGTGGACAGTCGCTCTGCGATAAGCAAAAAGCACTCACCGATATACTCAGTTACTTGTGGTTTTGGATCACCAACATCCTCGGCTTGTTTCACCAAGTCTTTCCACTTTACCATTTCGGCAAAGAACTTCTTGTTGTCAACGTAGTGATCACTCATGTCAATATTCTACAACGATATCAAATCAAGTCAAGTAATCTTCTGGATCTGGTGACCAGTCCGAAAACGAGGAGCCATAATCTTCAGCGTTCTCACGATCATCGTCAACCATGTGAAGTTCTTCATTCGCCTCTTCCATGATTTCTTCAAGTGACATATCGTCCAAATCTTCGGGTTGCATTCTTGCTGCCTTCATTTGCTCTCTGACACTCTCCAAAATGTTTTCAAGGTTGAAGCCACCCATCTTGGGTTTATCGTCAGAATCATTTCCTTTTGGGCGGTGCAGAGTGAACGGAGCATCATCATATTTCTTCTGAATCTCATATGCCTTGAGAACATCAGGGTTGCAGTTTGTGATGAGCAAAATATGATCTTTGGGTAGAGTGATGCGAATGCGATCAGTTGCTTTCAGCCAATCGTACAGCACCATAGTTTCTCTTTTTTGTCCGCTCATGTTATCAACAAGGTGCATGGTTTTCAAGATCATCGGACGCTCAATCTCAATCGAGTCTTTTTTGTTATTGACCATCTTGGCGATGATATCTTCACCGCTCTTTAGTTTGAGTGTCCTAAAGGGGCTTTTATCCATTTCGTTCTCCTTGTAGTGGGATCTTTATGATCTTGTATGTGAACCCCTCTGCGTCATAGATCTTTTTACGATCATAGAAATGACGCAGTGTATGATTCTCATATTTCTTCCATGACAAATCATCACAGATATCGTAGAGGCGTGCAGTGCTTTTGTGACTAGACTTTCTAAGTTGTCTACCAATACTCTGTAGCACTCGAACACGACTCTTCGAAGGTGACGCGAACACAATATTATTTAGGCGACGGATGTTTACGCCAGTCGAAAACGTGCCGTATGACGCGACGATAATCGAGTCATCACTTTTTTCAACGAGTCCTCTCACCTCTTCACGCTGCTCCGCATCGGTTCCACCATAAACAAAATGCACAGGCTTTCCACAGTCTTTGAGCATCTCGTTTAGAACCTTTCCGTGTTTCTCTACAAACTGAAACAAAATCAGTGTGTTGCCTTTAGTCTGTTTTGCCAAATCACACACAAACTGGTTTCTTCTGTTATCGGTTACTATCCATTCAATCTCATCTGCATATGCAGTTCTACGCATGAACTGTCGATCAGTTCCGTTGTAGGATAGCATGAGACAGTCGATAGTCAAGTCAGAAAGCAGTTTGCGTTCCATCAACTTCTTGGTGGTCACGACTTTCTTGGTCGGACCAAACAGACCTTCAATTACCAACTTATGTGTCAGCAGACCGTCCAGTGTTCCCGTTGTCGCTATACGGTATGGGCATGTGGTCAAGCGGGACATGATTTGTTTCAGCGATTTCGATTTGAAGAGATGAGCCTCGTCGCCAAAGACAGTCCCAAACTGCTGAAAGAACTCTTCGGGCATATTTGCTAATGATTGCCATGTTGATATCACAACTCGACTGCGAGTTGCTTTCTCCTTCCCTGAGTAGAGCATGTGACAATGCGTTCGGGCGTTCCAGCCTTCCCCGCCATACTCGATAAAGTCGTGAAACATCTGTGAAACCAAACCCACGGTGGGTACGATAACCAAAACCTTTTTACTCTCGGGAGTAAGGTTCATAAAATGTCTCATAAGTGTATAAATGATCAAAGATTTGCCAGAGCCAGTGGGCGAAAGCAG